CCTCTGTGGTCCATGAACTCTCGGCGAACGCACGATACGTCATGTCTAATTCAAGCATTACGTTCCGAATGGCGTTGTTGCGGTGAATCTCCCAATCGGCGGGCAGACTGCCACCAGTCCACCCCATTTCAGCCTCATATCCTTTTGCGTATGAGGACAATTTCTGTTCTACGTTAATCATTCGCCTCCTTATGGCCAGATAACTTTTCCGAGTTCTTCAACATCTTCGTGACGGATATCGTCGCCGTACCTATCCCATACCCAATCTTGGACGTTGGGAACATTGTTTCCCCAATACTTCTCGCATTGTTTGAGGAGAGCCTTCTTGTTGGCTAGTTTGCTTTTGCCGACGACGATAAGGTCGTATCCGTCGCAATCAACTGTTGAAACAATTAAATCCATTGATTTCCTTTCTTGGTTTGTTGTATTTGACTCCATATTTAATGATACAGCGGTTAGGGGGGATTTGCAAACATATTTACCCCATTTTCCTGAAATTGTCGCACGCATCGGCTACTCTATATATATGGCATTACCCACCACCAGCAAATGGGTTCGTATAGACCTGTTGCACCCAACCTTCAAAGCAAGGCTGAATGCTCTGCTGAACGAGGACTCACGCATCTCTGGAAAGGTCAAGATCGTTTCTGGCGTGAGGTCGTATGCCGACCAAAAGAGGCTTTACGATGGGTGGGTCGCCCGAAAACCCGGATTTAATTTGGCGGCCAATCCGGATAGGAAATTTGGAAAGCTGTTCCAAGGCAGTTGGCACATGCAACAACCATTTGACAATTACGGTCACGCAGTCGATCTGCGTATCACCGGGTCCGGAATAACAACAGGTGATGTTGCTCGCATAGCGAAAGATTATGGTATCCGGCAAACAGTTCTCAATCCGTTTGAGTGGTGGCATTTCCAGTGGCGAGATAGTTCAGGGATATTCCCTGCCCCAGCTATGGAGGGCAAGCCAACCGAAACTAAGAAAACCCAAACTACGAAAGTGGATATGAAGGGTGTTGGCGCAGCTATCGCAATGCTAGGAGAACAAGTTAAACGCAAACCGCTCCGCAAAGGCTCACGCAATTCAGCGGTGAAAGCCTTGCAAGCCCAACTGGCGAACAAAGGTTACGCATGTGGATTCCCCGATGGGATATTCGGGCGTAAAACTTTGGCAGCCGTCAAATCATTCCAGCGAGCGAACAACCTCGTTGCTGATGGTATCGTTGGACCCAGAACATGGGGAGCGCTATTCTAATGAATTGGAGATAATCGTGAGATTTAATAAAGAACAACTATTGGATATTCTGGAGCGAGCAGCTTTCACATATATCCAAACTTTCTTGGGGCTAATGAGTGCCTCTGGAATGGGAATTGACGTAGGAATGTCTACGCTCAAGATGGCCGCAATCGGCGGTTTACCTGCAGCACTATCTGTTATCAAGGGAGCGCTCGCAGCCGGGGGACCGATAGGTGGTCCTACCGCTTCAATTATGAAGCAACAAGAAGATATGCCCGAAGATGCTGACGAACAGCTTTACCAATAGGAGTACAATGGGTAAGAAGAAACCACGCCGACCCCGATATAAGGAGATTTAGATGGATATAGGAAGTCCACCACTATCAGTCACCAATAATTCGAACGCACACGCAGTCCGACACCTACAAACCCTACTCAACGAACACGGAGCATCGCTTTACGTTGATGGAAGGTTCGCTATCGGCACCCAGAGAGCCGTAGGAGCGTTTCAAGAGAGTAACGGTATAGTACCGCTAGGATTCGTTTGCGAGGACACTTGGGCGAAATTAGCAGGGAAACCGAAGAAAGCTCCTGCAAAGAAGAAAGCGCCAGCGAAAAAGAAGGCAGCCCCAAAAGCAACAGCCAAGAAGTCCTCCCCGGCTCAGAAAGCTCCAGCCAAAAAGAAAGCTCCGGCGAAAAAGAAGTAGATAATGCTGGGTGGATATTCCTCGCAAATTGCAGAGGGGTAGACACCAGCATATTCTTTCCGATGACTAGGTCGCATGAGACTCTGGCGTACCCGATTTCGATATGTAGCGAATGTTCAGTAATTGACTATTGCCTGAAATACGCATTGGATAACAAGATTGAGTTTGGCATTTGGGGAGGTTTGCGCGAGCATGAGCGCTCACGGTTGTTGCGTGAAAACGTGAGAGAGGGGCAAGGCCAAACCAAGAAGTAAAAGCCTTGCCCCTCATATGGTCCCCCAGATGTTTAATTGGAGTCAAACGCTAGGGGGTGTTCGTTAGATCACTCTAGTTCATGTCGCACCAAATAGCTACCTATTTGTGATCTTTACTCCAGCTTTCGTGCTGGTCGTTGCGTAGTATTCGTCAGGGTCCACTCCGTAGGTTTCACGCAATGGCGTGAGTTTCCAATAACCGATACCTGCACACTCTTGAATAACACGCATGACAGCTTGGTGTTCCGGTTCATACCAGAGTATCTCGCCGGTTTCCTCATCAACTTTCTTGTGGCGATGGTCTAAGGCTCTAGCAGTTAGCACTTTGAACATTTCATCATGGTCCCAACTTCGGTTCCTTGAGAATGTTCTTTCAACCTGCCCGAATCCTTTGATCATCATTTTCTTATGTGGTAAAGCCTGCTGGATTTTGTGGACTAGCTCAGATTCCCAATCTCGCAATTCCTTCTTCTTCGCCCGGCAGTCCTCCAAGGCAGCGAGGTCTTGCAGAAGCTCTCGGTATTTCGCAGGTTCTGAGTCTTTGAACCTGTTTGTTTTATCGCAGTTCTCAAATTCAACTGTCATTTATTCCCTTTCATAGTTATACGGTAGATCTGTATCTATCCGTTGTTTAGCTCTCGCATACCGAGCATACGTTGAGAGTTTCGCGGTGGCATTGAAATGCCTGTCAAACTCTAAACGAGTGCCCATTACTTTGGAGATTTCTTTGAGATCGACGTAGCCCAGTTCCGGAAACCCTTGCGACAAGTCGCATAGCCCGAAAGCGATACTATTTTCATCAACCTCGGTCAGTAGCCAAGTGGCGTTAGCACCTACTGTTACGAATAGTTTGACGACTGGCGTGAAGTCAACACCACCTTCAGACTTCAAATTGACTTTATGGTTCCGCTGCATTTGCTCGTACAGCTCATGCGGGATTAAACCTCCGTCAATTAGTTGTTCGCCCTCCATGATTACGCTTTTCAAGTTGTCGTTGATCTCCTTAATCCAGTCATCACCGATTCTACTAATCGCATAATTCATGGAAACTTCGCACAAACGGACTGCCAGCTGGTTCACCTTATGATTTTCTTGGTCGTAGGGCCCATTGTTATAGTCGTGCTTCAGTTTCGCCTCAGCTCTCATGTAAGCAACTAGCAACTCCCTCTTAATTTCCCAGAGTTCATCGTCAGACATTTCTTCAAGAGCGGATTTTCGGAATCGTGCTTCAAGTTCTGCCATTAGAACGGTTCCTCCTCTGGGTCGTATGCTACCGCCGGGGAGGATTCCGCTTCTTCACCTTCCCAGTGTTGCTCAATCCGTAGTGGGGCTTTGAAATCCTTGTCCCATTGCTTCGCTTTGGCTTTCTCAAGCATGCGTTCAGCAGCATCCATTTGTTTCGGCGTTAGGAATTTGCGTTCGTTCCAGAAATCGGTTAGCGATCTGGCAAACTCATTCCAGCCATAAAATGCCAATTCATTGGCAATCTTCTGCCCTCGTTTGAGGTTCTCAATTTCAGTCGTCAAGTGATGACCTACCTTTCTTATCTTTATATTCGTCCAGCGATGTGACAGTTTCAAATATCGCCTCCCACTTCGCTTTTTCTTTGATTACTAGCTCTTGTTCGGCTTGTTTGGCTCTGACTTTAACCATCACCATATTCTCCCAATCCTCGGAGAAGTTCGCTTCGAAATGTTCACGAAGATTGTCGTAGCACTCACCGCAGAGCAGTCCCCCACCCAACTCATTGATAATGTGAGGTTCGTGGGTATCTTTATTGCAGAAACCGCAGGGTTCGCTACGGCATTCCACGCACATGTAGCCTTCCCTTTCTTCGTAGTCCTCAAGCTCATCGGACCACCATTCACCTTCAACGAATAGCCGATTTACAAATTTACCTGTGCCGAAGGAAGTATCTTCCTCGCAGCTGACGCAGTCGTCGCCCATATCCCTACTCATGGCGGCACCTCTCGTCCCCCGGCGACAGCACTTTCTCAATATCCATAATGGAATTCCTTTCTTGGTTTTGATTTGACTCCATTGAATCATGATATATCGGTTAGGGGGAGTTTGCAAACAATTTCGGGTAAATATGAGCATTTTTTCGGGTGTAAATTATTTCAGGAAAACCGTAAAAATATCGCAAATGGACTTGCAAATCCCCCCTAACACATATATCATTCATATATGGAGTTAAACGTAACCAAACCAAGAAAGGAAATTCCATGTCAATGTTAAATGATGAACAAGCATACAAACGTGATGATGAGGGAAACGAAACCCACTGGGTCATGTTTATCCAAAAAGAAAACTACGCTTCACTTAATCTGGTTGAAACTTGCCGGACTGAGGACTGGAGAGATAGCAGTAATGTTGAAGTGTGGTCCACCAACGATGACGGTGACATCATCTTGAAAGTAAATCAAGAAATACATGCCGACGGTAAAACCTACAAGATTGCTTCAAAGATGTTGGTTTCACCTAGTGACGCAAAGCGACTCATCAGCAGCCTAGCCCACTGTCTCTAAACAAAACAAAGAACTCCCCCCTCTACGGAGGGGGGTTTTTCTTTGCCTCTACTTGCCCATGTAGCGCTTTATTTCTAGGAACACTTGCTGGCGACTAATCCCGCAAGCGTCAGCGATCTTCTGTTGAGAAGTACCGTCTTTCCATATATCATGCCAGAGCTTTCTTCGCTCTTGGCCCAGCTGGGTGATTGTGTCCTGATACAGTTTCATTTCAGCAGTTATGTCTGAACTTCTTTGTAATTGGGTAGCCACTTCCACACTCATATTATCTCCTTATCTATTTGGATATCTGTTTCATCTTGTATAACGACTCTCAAGGCTTCCCTCTCCGCTTGCACTGGGGACCAGAAGGTTATCCTCTTAATGTGTTTTCCATTATCGTCAGGTATGACTTTCGCATCAACCAGTCCATCAATCGCTGCTTTCGCTGCCGGGTAGCACGCAGCTGGATCTGCTTTGGGCTTCGTTGCTTTGGTGAGAGGAACAATATCAATACTGATGTAGGTTAATGCAGGCATTTGTTTTTGTTTGGCTAGCCAGAAAAACCTTTCTCGAGTTTCTTTTGTTCTGCTCGCTCGTTTCGACCAGTGCCAAGATCGTTCGCTGTTCATAGTCCAAGGACGTTGGTCATCTTCTAAATACCATCTCGGTTTCACTTTGAACACCTCAGCTTTCGCCATACCTACCTCCATTATAGGGGGGAGCAGACTTAATTAATCCCAATTCCCTAGCTTCGCCCACATTATCGTGAACCCAAGTGTGGCATAAACGGCATATCGCAACGGAGTTTTCCACATCTAGTATTGAACCACCGAAACTTCGTAGGATAGGTTCGTGCAATTCTGTCGCTCGCCGAGTACACACGTCAGGGATATTGGCTTCGCACGTTTGGCGTTTGCTTAATTCATCAGCTACAAATACAGCTCTCGCCCGGTTCAATTTGGCTCGCTTCTTGGAAACTGCCGCAAGGGAACCTGAACGTTTCAATGGTGTTTTCCGCTTGAGAGGTGTTCGTTTCATATGGGCAACCTCATTTGTGACAATCGGCGTTTCGCTAGTTCACAATACTCCTGCTCCAACTCTATACCAACAGTTGGGATTTTCAAGTTTCTTCCTGCGACTAGCGTTGTTCCAGAGCCCATAAATGGGTCAATGATTGAGTCAGGGTCCACCCATTCAATCAAGCGCTCTACCATAGCCAGCGGTTTACCCCATCTGCCTATCTGGTTGTCTTTATCTTGAGGGTATGACAAAACTGATGTCAGTAGTTTTCGTTCGCGGGGAACGTACCATTTGTCCTCAGTCGCTTTCCATTCACCGCTACCCACCGAACCCTTCAGTTTCCTTGGAGTCCTATCAGTGTTGTAGTCGCCGACATACGCTTCTCCTGTTTCGCCGTATACGAGTATTGCCTCGTGTATAGCCAATGGGCCTTTGTGGGTGTTCCACCTGCCGTCTTTGACACCCATATTCCATATCAGTTCAAAGCGAGGCTTCCCTAGCATTTCGTACACGGCGAATCTATTTTTGGGATTAGTGAATGCGATGATTGTTTTCGTTTTGGGGAAATCCTCGATACTGAATTCTTCGTAAACATTGAAAGGAGGGTCCAAGAAAAGCAAACCAAATTCTTCACAATCAATTTCAGGCAACACGTTTCGGCAATCGCCTTGATATATCTCAACCATTTCTTCGCTATGGAACCAAGCCGTCATAACCCCAACAACACTTTCAAAGCCAGAGTGGCTTGTTGGGGGACAACTCCATTACCCAGTATTCTCATCTGTGCGGACCGGGGGAGATCTGCGTCTTTCCCAGTAACCCAGCCACTAGGGAGCCCCATCATAAACTCCACGAATGCTGGCTCTACTCCTTTACTGCTAACCGGTGGGGGAACCTCTAGTCCAGTGATTTCTCCCCATCTCCGTATAGCTTTTTCGTAGACTCCAAAGTCCCACCCAGCTGTCTTTTTAATTCCGTCATGAGCGTGCCGGGTAGTTTCGTTTTCTCTTTCCCCTTCTGCCAATTCACGTTCTCGCCATAGTCTTTGTAATCTCTCGCTGCTGGAGTTGGCAATAGTCTTGCCAGTTGGTTCTCTAAATTTTGCGGTTGATCTAATGGGCGTATCCATGCTTTGTTGTTTCGCGTTTCCTGCATTGCGCTTCTTGGTGTCGCTAGTTTCTGCCCAGATAAAGAGTCGCGCTCTTTGGTGAGGTGCCCCGGCATCGGAAGCTCGTACAATTCCCCACCTACAGTCGTACCCCAACTTGGTAAGTTCGGCAATAACTCCGACTCCCCCGAGAGTAAGGTGCCCTGCGACATTCTCCAAGAATAAATATCTGGGTCGTAGAACGCCAATGCCGTCCGATATGTAACTGAAAATGGCTCTTTCATCATTATCTCCTTTTCTTTTTCCTGCTGTGCTAAATGGTTGGCAAGGGTAACCTGCCATGAGTAAATCTAAATCGGGGGTATCATCGTTGATGCTTTCTAACACATTCCACCAATCGACCTGTGTGATGTCTCCCAAATTGGGTGCGCCCACTCTCTTTTCTAAAAGACGTGAGCATTCAACATCGTTTTCAGCCACGAAAGCTAGGTTGATGCCACCAAACAAATTTTCCAGTCCCATTTCCAAGCCACCGTAGCCTGTGCAGAGGCTCCCTACAGTCAAGCGCATACCTTGTACCACTCTCCCCAGATCTCTGCCGGGTGCCTACCCAGATTTGTTGCGAGCTTGTCGGCCAGTTTCCAAGAGATAGTTGGGCGTACCCGATACTTTCGGTAAGCGTCAAACGAAACTCCCAACGCTCTACATTTTGCTATATCATCGTAATCTGCCAAATGGTGATCGATATACCGAATCAGTGGTTCAGTCGGTAACGTTATTGACAAACCCAATGTTGCCACCCTCCTGCGCTATGTTCATACAGTAGCCAAGCGCTCGTATAGATATTCGCTATTGGGTCAAATGGGCTAGCACCTTCAAACCCTGCCATCTTCGCCCGCCAAGGCCAATAGTTCTCAAGGTGTTGCATCAAACCTGACGCACCGCTACTCGCATTGTAGGCATCAGGGTCGCCCATGCTTTCGCAACGCATCACCCGAAGGAATTTGCTTACGTCGGATTCTGGTCCTCCGAACCGGGCGATAGCTGTAACCACTTCGCTACGCCACCGCTCAACCGAAGGTCCGAAGTCTTGATCGGGGACAACATATTCGTGTACTGGAACCGTAATACCCAATTCCATCGCACGCTGGCGATGTTGGCGATTTGTCTCAGGTCCATAGATGGAATCTCTCGGTTCCATTTTCAGCCAATACTGCAACCATTCCACCATCGGGGAGTTCTCGTAGAGTTCGTATTCGTAGGAGTAGGTCCATCGTTCAATTTGCGACCAATCGATGTAGTTGCTATTTCCGTGATCTGCGTTAGCTGTCTGGGGGAACAAACAACTAAGCAACAAACCAATCGTCAAGATTCTTCTACCCATCTACCTTCCTCCTTGCTATACACCCAACCATCTACTGTTTTCTTTTGATTACCCAAATAATGTTTATTTAATATTCTTTTATTTAATGGGGTAACACCCTCATTACCCCCAAGGGTAACAGTTTCATTACTGGGGGTAACCATATCATTACCCTCCCAGTTGGGTACAATCTGAGTTCCTTCGGGAGCTAACAACACATACATGCTTGACGTTTCCCGACCATCGACGAATCGCCGTTCCCTACGAATCAACTCAGCTTCCTCAAGTTCACGTTTGGCGTTCTTCACTGTTCCGAGAGCGGTGCCGGGTGGCATACGTTCCAGTATCGCACGATTAGACGGCCAACAAGAATCCGTGTCGTAGCAGAAAGAAGCAAGGGCAATCCAAAGACGTAGTGCCGATGGGCTAATCTTCTGAGTTAATAAAGAGCGAGGAATAACAACATAATCCCTAGCTCGCCACCGCTCCTTCTTCACGAACCCCCCTAGAAGGCATCTTCTTGAGTTTCAATGATAAGGGGAGTTTCATCAAATGACTCCTCAGATTTGGCAGTAACTTCGTCAATAAGAACGTAAACATGCTCAAGCTGATCAGAGTTGAGAAGTTCACGCCTCGGCAAACGCTGTTCTTTCCATAGGTGACGGAGATCAACCTTTTCCTCATGCTGTAAAGAATCAATCCGCTCAACGAGCTTTGATTGTTCATCAGCGGATATGTACATCGCATTGCGATCTATTTCCTCGGCTGAAACTTCACCCATGCCGAACAAATCCGCAGCAGCTCTATTCTTGGCCCTAGTTTCTGCGGTAGCTGGTATGTCGTGGACAGCTTTACGCCCAGCGTTTCGCTCGGAAACCGCACAAGCTCCCCAACCGTCAGCGTACCTTCCGTTTGGAGCGGTACACCGATATGTGAACTCCGCGGCAATCAAGTTGCCGTCATCGTCCCAAATTAGTTTGTGGTCACGAAGCTCAAAAGAAACCCCATACGCAACAGCGAGTTTTCTCCAAGCTGAACGTTTCGGGAATCGCTTTCCTTGTATCGTCTGCCAATCATTATCGTCAAGCAGTGCTTTGCACAACTCTTGGTAAGCGTCCATATTCTGCACGATCTCTGCCGTGGTCCCACCCGGCGTCACGAGAGCAGTGCTGATGTTCGCAATTTCTATTTCTTCAGTAGCCATAATTTCCTTTCTATAGCCAGCTATACACGCATGGCGTACATCGCCAGCGCACAGATCGTATTTTCTTGTATTCGTCGTAACTACTGGTCCAGAAATCATCACCACATTTCATGCAGAAAAAGTTGTAACGCTCCACAACATCGTATTCATGTTGAGGGTGTTCGTTTTTCAGCTCTATCGCATAATTATGAGCGTCAGAAATGGACATTGGTTCGCCGAAGGCTTCGCCGTTTATCATGATTTGAAACAAATCAGGCGGTTCAACCGTATTACTATCGCTAGGCATCAAGCATTACCTTGAGCAAGTCTTTACGGACACAATCAACGAAGTCGCTTAATTCGTAGCGGTTGTCGTCGTATATGATGTAGCACCCGAAGCGCTCATCGACCCAACCCTTTTGTGGACCTTTGTCCTGCCAGTGGATATGGACTTGTATGTTGTACATATCCTGATCGGGTTCCATGCCGACACCTATACCGAACCCTTTGGTTCCTGTAGTTAATTTCCAATTACCACCTTGCTGAATTATGTCGTAATCCTCTTTGACTAATTCGCAGAATAGTATTCGGGTAAAATAGTCTGGGTCGTTTACTCTGCCCCCAGCGAGTTCAATAGCATCAGCTACCACCTCGTTAATGTGCCTACCATGCCAATGGCTATAAAGGTAAAGCGGTTGTTTGGGTTCCTGCCCCTCATAATGAGGTTGGTGAACCACTATATTGTTTCGGTCACCCATAGTGACTCCTTTCTTGGTTGTATTTCTAGTTTATAGGGGGGGTATGACAAACACTCCCCCATTCGCTATCTAGCGATTCTGTACATTGCTTGACGAGACATACCTTTCTCTTTTCTCATCTCGACTTCAATAGGAACACCAAACTCGTCACGAAGTTGCCTAGCTCGTCGCGCACCATCACCACCATTGAGTTCTCTGGATAAACGATCACGACTAACCCAACCACCACCGCTCAAGAGCGAGTAACTTTCTTCCTTCAGCAGGTCGTGTACTTTCTTGCAAGCTGGACCCATATCGCCGAGCGATTTAGCAACCACATTTTCGTGACCAGTCGCCGCCGGGGAGCTAGTTCTCGCACGCTGCTCGTTGGTGAGCTTTTTCCACGGACGCTTACACGTTGGGCAAACTTTCTCATTGCCTACCTTTCCCCTGATACGCTCTAGTGCCCTCTGCTTATCAGCTTCTAAATCTTGCCATTGCTGGTCAAGTTCTTCCGCTGTTCCTTCCCTGAAATAATCAGGCATCATTACCTCCTTTGTCTAGTCGGGACTGCTTCGTTTTCCCCATTGTTTTGGCTCCTTCCATTGGTTGTTTGGTTTATTAGAAATCGTAGTTCTTGGATAGGCTATTAAAGAAGTCTCGTACTTGAGAGTATGAGTATCCGTATTCTCTGCTATGCCCGATGTAACCGTTTCGCCTTGCGTTCTCTACGCAATCGGCTGCGAATCCAGTATTGTATACTGACCATTTTTTCCTGCGGAGCGCTTGTTCAATCTTGTATCGGTCAAATGACCACTCGTAGTCCCACTTGACCCATATTGTGGTTTCTTTATTTTCCCTTGCTTCCATGCATCCGTATACTAGATCTTCATACTTCCAACTATCCATCCCACCGAACCCTTCTTCGTAGAGGCATGAATCGATGTCGCTTTGAATTTCCTTTGCGCTTGCCATTTTGATCAACTCCGTTTCTTGGTTTTAGTATTTGACTCCATGTATTCATGATATAGGCGTTAGGGGGGATTTGCAAGTCATGTAGGTAAATAATTTACATTTCCCCATCAAGCTGCTACGGTTCTTTTATGGCTATCTTTCAGAAACAAGAACTATCTAACTCGGTGGAAAATGTGGACCCGAACACTTTGGAACTCCACCCAGAAAATCCAAGGCAAGGCGATATCGGGGCCATCGTCACTTCAATTGAACAGAACGGTTGGTACGGAACACTAATCGCACAGAAAAAGTCTCGCCGGGTCCTCGCCGGAAACCACAGATTGCAGGCAGCTCTCGCTCTTGACATGAAAGAGGTTCCGGTTTACTGGGTTGATGTAGACGACACTGAAGCGCAAAGAATTCTCTTAGCTGACAACAGGGTTTCTGACTTGGCAACTTGGGACGATTCTATCCTTGTAGGGCTACTGGAGGGATTGGCTAATGATGGCGCACTACTCGGTAGCGGTTACGACGGCGACGACCTTGATGCTCTTTTGTATGACGCAGCCCTCAACGATACCGACTTGGGAAACCTGCTAGACGATAATCCGACCCCCGGCGAAAGAGAAGATGCGATCAACGCAGCTGGCATACGCTCAATCATTATGCCGTTCGCCTTAGAGGAATACAACGACGTGGTGGCTAGGTTGGCGAAAGCAAGAACTGAATTGAAAGTAGACTCAAACGCAGAAGTATTGGCTACCCTTTTGCGAGAGCGATTGTGAATGTAGTAACTGTTGAACGTGTAGATTGGGAGCCTGACGAGAAGAACCAGCGAATGGAGGAGCTTCCGGCTGAAACTCACGTTATCCACAATCCGACCAAACTTGTGGACAATGAGGGTAATACAATCGCCGTAATAACGAGAACCCCCGAAGATCAACACGCTGAACTTACATGGATGGGAAGGAAAATACTTTCCGACGTTGATTTCACGGATATCGGTTCGAAAACTGGCGGTGCCCGAATGTCGGGAATCAAATACCCGAACCGTACTTTCGGGACTACAGCGCCATCACCGATGAGGCGAAGGCTGGCGTGCTGTTACGCCATGATGCATGCGGCCCACCCAGAAATCACGCAATCGCTTTACCGGCTTGCCATCACAGCTTGGGAAATCCTACAAGTAGAAGCCCCAGAGGAATCACGAATCGCCTCCGACCCGGTATATGAAGGCATACACGGAGACTGGCTAATGGCTGGGACACCTTGGTCGTCAGGCATTATCAATCATACGGCAGCACTTTCCTACCACAAAGATCGTGGCAATATACCCAATTCATGGTCAGCGATGTATGTTACGAAACGCAATGTTGAAGGAGGGTATCTCCATTTACCTGAATACAACCTAGCGCTCGCCTGCAACGACAAAGACCTGATCATGTTTAACGGACAACAGGTTTGGCATGGGGTTACACCAGTTCGCAAACGCACTGTCGGAGCGGAACCATATCGATTCAGTATCGTGTACTACGCCAAATCGGGTTGCAAGAAATGCCTATCAGCGACGGAAGAAATCAAACGAGCGCAAGAAGCAGCTACAGTTATGGACAAAGAACGAGATACGGTGCTAGGCCCACCGAGGGCAACACTATGACAATGGCGCTTTTCTATTTGGCGAAACCCACAACTGGTGGTTGGCCAACCTATACGGCGCATTTGGCAAAAGGCATAGGAAGTAACACAACGATATTCAAGATAGGGAAGCGTAACGAGACCTTCCCCCGGCGATTTGGCAGAGGATTGTCATACCAAAATGTTACGATTGAGCAAGCGATCGCTATTGCCGCCACCTTCCCTTCTGTGGTAACAGCCACCGATAAACATTACCAAGAATATTCGCATCGCCTAATCAGCGAAACCAACTGCCCAGCGGTAGTCCATGACCCCACCGAACTTAAATTAGCCCACATAGAGACGTTAGGGCCGACTGTTGTAATTAGAGAAAGCATGTTGCATCATTTACCAAAGGCGAGATTCATAAAGCACCCCTACATGCGCTGCCCAGATTTCGGGGAAACGGACCAGAAAAGAGCTGGGGGAGTTGCCATAAGTAGGGTTGATTACGACAAAAGAACCCACATGATAGCCGAAGCAAATCAAATCGGTGCAAACATTTCGATCTACGGAACGGAGAACCGGCTATACACCCACCACAAACTCAACAACGAGATACCGGAATGGCGAGAAATGTATAAAGGAGGGTTCCCAACTGGCGACCTTTGGGCTGGGGCGAGGCTATGCAGGAACCACGAATCAATGGTTGATATGTCGGTAATATCTGGAGACGGTGGGGGAACCCAGTACACGTTCTTAGAAGCGCTTGACGCAGGAGCCGGACTTATCCTCCACGATGAGTGGAAACCTTCTGGATTACTTGGGGAAATCTCCACCACGGTTAGCACCGCTGAGGAATTGAAAGAGGCCGTAAATACCGCATCATCGCCGGGCGCTAACGCAGAAAAGCTACTCAGCGAACATGACGCTGTGGAAATAGCAAAGGAATACATGGAATTATGCGAAACGTAGTATTTCAGGTAAGCATCGCCCCGAAAGGGAGGGAATGGAAAACCGCAGGAAAGAAAGTATTTCGCTACAGCAACCACCTATACGACTTCTCTAACGTCAGAGCGAAACAATATGCGGACAGGGTAGGAGCTGACTATTTCAGGTTGAAAACGATGGATTGGCTAGGGGAAGAATACGCACCCTGCTACCACAAACTCTACCTTTACGAGCTAGCCAAGAAATATGACAGAATACTGTACCTCGACTCGGACTGCATCATCACCAAATTCTGCCCAGACGTATTCAAGAAAGAAAACGAGGTTTGGGCAGCCGTAGACCAAGCGAACACCCCATCGGGTAGGAAACAGCTACGGTTACTAAGGGAAAAGCATTCCATATCAAACCACGCCCACCTCTACTTCACCACCTCAGTACTGCATGTAAACAAAGAATTCTGTGATTTGACAGCGGACCACTGGCGCAAAGAACTAGCAGACTGCGAAAACCTCGCCGGGTCCCAACACGACCAATCAGTATTCAACATGCTCGTAGCCAAACACCACCATTACAAGCCACTGAACCCTTCTTGGGGAGCTTGGTACGGCAACGGATACTACATCAAACACTATTACGGCCCTACAAATACCTCAAATTGGGAACCCAAGACTTTCCTAGATTGGGAAAATAGACTACAAAGGAAGCTAGAAACAAACTCTGAACACTAGGCTCTGGACAGTATGGCGTACACACAAACAAATAGAACCCCCGAAGTGATTGAAAAGTATGAAGAAGTCGTAAGGTTGCGAGCGCTCGGTTTAAGCTTTCAGGCAATCGCAGAAAGAGTTGGTTACGCTGGGCGATCTGGGGCGAAAGAAGCCTATACGCAGGCTATCAAGATGTGGGGAACTGAAGCTGTAGACGAATTGAGAGTCGTTGAAAACGAAAGGCTTGACCACTTACATAGAGTCTTAATGGCAAAGCTGGAAACCATAGGTCGTGACCCCGAAGCAGAAACAACCGAACTCGTATCTATCGTGAACAGCGCTATCAGCCTATCCAGAAGGAGAGGCCTATTGAATGGACTGGATTCAGCGAAGAAACACGAAGTTACTGGCGCTGATGGAGGCCCAATACAGACCGATGTTGGGCAAATGCTGAGAGATAAATTGGCTTTGATTGAAGGAAATACTGAGGAATCTATGGAAATTGGAGGGGCAATACCCTCACCCAACCACGCATTAAGTCCTTAGAACATGCCTGAGGAGCAGAAAATGGAGCAGAAATCGCCTGATTTGGCAACCGAAGCCCAATTAAGCGTCATACAGCGATTGATTCAAGCCGACCCTGACTGGCACGAAAGCCTCACCGAAGAACAGAAAGCCGAAGTCATGTGGGACTGGACGCTTTGGGCGAGACCGAAACAGCTCGCGCCGGGTGGGACATGGAGAATCTGGCTGATACTCGCAGGTCGAGGTTTCGGCAAAACAAGATCGGGAGCTGAGTGGGTAAGGGAACAAGTTATGAGCGGTAACGCTGGGCGCATCGCCTTAGTTGGCGCAACCGCAGCTGACGTTCGTGACACTATGGTAGAAGGGGAATCAGGGCTAATGCGGATATTCCCACCGGAAATGCGGCCTCGCTACATTCCTTCAAACCGAAGGATAACTTTCCACAATGGGGCGATAGCAACTGCGTTCTCCGCTGACGAACCTGACCGACTCCGTGGACCGAACCACGACCTCGCTTGGTGCGATGAGATCGCAGCGTGGCGATACCCTGACGCTTGGGACCAACTGATATTCGGTTTGCGTATCGGAAAAGACCCTCGCCTAGTAGCAACTACTACTCCCCGGCCCACACCGCTGATTCGTTCTTTGGTTGAAAGAGATGATGTCGCAGTAACCACTGGGTCTACCTTTGAGAATCAAGCCAACCTCGCACCGACCTTCCTGAAAGAAGTCCTCGCACGGTATGAAGGCACACGACTAGGGCGACAAGAACTACACGCTGAAATACTGGATGACGTAGAAGGTGCATTATGGAACCGTGATATGATTGAGTCATGCCGTGTCCATACCATGCCGGACCTCGTAAGAATTGTCGTTGGTGTAGACCCTGCGATTAGCTCAGGCGAATCTAGTAACGAAACAGGTATCGTAGCTGTAGGGTGTGACAAAGACGGAATCGGCTACGTTCTTGACGATAAGAGCTTGAAGGGTTCCCCAACGGAGTGGGCGCACGCAGCTATAGCGCTTTACCATCGTTCGCAAGCTGATCGGATAGTGGTTGAAGCTAACCAAGGTGGGGATATGGTACGGCATACCTTGATGACGGTAGAATCCCAGATTCCAATAAAGATGGTCCACGCAACGAGGGGAAAACGTATTCGTGCTGAACCAGTTTCGGCTCTTTACGAGCAGGGTAAAGTCAAACATGTAGGCGCTTTTCCACAGCTTGAGGACCAAATGTGTTCGTGGACTATTGATGCTCCTTCCCCAGACCGATTAGATGCGCTAGTATGGGCTGTGACAGAATTGTTAGTAGGTAGTAGACTTCCACCAGCGGTAGTTCCCTTTGGCGCTACCCGGCAGAGTCCTTGGGAGATTAATTAATGAGTGACGTAGAAAAACAACGACCAACGTCTACAGATTTCATGGAGATCGGTTCATCGGGATTAGTTCAATACGGTGGGCGAGTCGAAGAAGATTTCCTACGGCAACTCCAAGGCAAACGTGGCTACGCTATCTATCGGGAAATGTCCGAGAACCACGCTGTCATTGGGGGGATACTCCACTCAATTGAAATGCTTTTCCGGTCTGTTGATTGGAGTGTAGAGCCGTCGGACCCGGCGAACCAACGAGCGGTAGAAGAAGCAGAGTTCGTTGCTGGCTGTATGAACGATATGTCAATAAGTTGGCAAGACACCATCAGCAATGTCCTCACCATGCTCGTTTACGGTTTCAGTTTCAACGAGATAGTTTACAAGCGTAGGAACGGATTAAGCGAGGACGGCGAATCCTCAGCCTTTAATGATGGGCGGATAGGCTGGCGAAAATTACCGCTACGCTCCCAAGACACCGTGTACGAATGGGGATTTGATGAGAATGGCGGTATCGAATCCATGACTCAGATGAACCCGATAGCTGGGACAGGGCCAGTTACTATACCGATAACTAAAGCTCTCCTCTTTAGGACTAGCACGAAACTCAACAACCCAAGAGGGCGAAGTGTCCTACGCTCCGCATATACTTCTTGGTACTACCAGAAACGAATTCAAACGATAGAAGCTATCGGAATTGAAAGAGATTTA